CCCTGCCTCGGCTGCCGCAACCTCACCCCAACTGGCAACCGCTGCCCAACCTGCCAAACCAAACACCAAGCCCTCATCGACGCCCACCGAGCCCACAAACGAACCCACTACAAAGGCGACTACGCAGCCCGAGCCAAAGCCGTCCGCGAAGCCGCAACCCACTGCTGGCTCTGCGGCCAAGGCCCACGACCCGACGACCCCTGGCAAGCCGACCACATCTACCCAGGACAAGCAGACTCACCACTCGCCCCCGCCCACAGGTCTTGCAACATTCGCCGCCGCTTCATGACTCGAACCGACTGACCCCACCCCCGGCATCAACGGGGGTGGCCTGCAATCTGGCAAGACAAGTGCCACGAAGACCCGCGCCGTTCGCGCATGTGCACAAGGTTGATTGCGCACTACCGCCTAGGCTCTCTGCGTGCCGAGACCACGAACCGGAACAGGCGGCGGCCGCAAGGCCGAACCGATTGAGAAGAAGCGGCTGCGTGGCGCACGGATTCGAGGCCACCTGCCAGCCGTGCCAGTGCCAGAGTTCGCTCTGGCGGTCATCAACGATGGCGAGTTGCCTGAGCCACCCAAGACATTGAGCGAGTTCGGTCGTGCGTACTGGCTTATGTTTTGGGATGCAGGTCGCAGGCATCTGAGCGAGAAGCATGATGCTGCGCTCATTGAGCGGTTGTGTCTGGCGTTTGACCAGGTGGCTCGCATTGAGCAGTGGTTGGGTAGTGATGTGACGCGCTGGTTTTATGAGACGGCCAATGGTCAGTTGGTGACGCATCCGCTCATCAAGCAGAAGTCGGAATTGAACGCGCAGATTACGGCTTGGCTATCGTTGTTGGGGTTCACACCGTCTGACCGGGCTCGTCTTGGTCTCGCCGAGATAAGGGTTGCTAATGAGCTTGACCAATTCCGTCGTCGCAACACCAAGGTGGTCGACGTCGAGGAAGCATCCGCAGTCTGACGGTCAGCGTGTCGTCGATTTTGCGTCGACGTTCATGCATGTATCCAAAGGGGTACGAGCGGGGCAGTCGTTTGAGTTGACGGCGTGGCAGAAGCAACTCATCACGAATCTGTATGAGCGCAGGCCCGATGGTCTGCTTCGGTATCGGCGAAGTCTGATTGGGTTGGGTCGCAAGAACGGGAAGTCGTTGTTGGGTTCGTTGATTGCGTTGTATGGCTTGATTGAGGGTGAGCATGGGGCTGAGGTGTATTCGGCTGCTGGTGATAGGCGTCAGGCGCGTGTGGTGTTTGATGAGGCGAAGTGGCAGGTGCAGCAGTCGCCTGCGTTGAGTGGGATTTGCAAGGTGTATCGGGATGCGATTGAAGTGCCATCAACGCACAGCGTCTACCGAGTGTTGTCGAGTGATGCGAAGTTGCAGCAAGGTCTGAACCCGAGCACGGTCATCTTTGACGAGTTGCACGTTCAGCCGAACTCGGAACTGTGGGACGCCCTGACGCTAGGTTCTGGTGCGAGACGCGACCCGCAGATTGTTGCTATCACGACTGCCGGGTACGACTTGTCGAGTATCTGCGGGACGCTGTACGCCTACGGCCAGAAGGTGTGTCGTGCCGAGATTGAGGATGATGCGTTCGGGTTTTGGTGGTGGGAAGCGCCGGAGGGTTGTGACTTGAATGACCGTGATGCTTGGTTGCAGGCGAATCCGAATCTTGCTGAGGGTTTGCTGGACATGGAGGACATGGAGATTGCGGTGCGTCAGACGAGCGAAGTTTCGGTGCGCAGGTATCGGTTCAATCAATGGGTTCGTACTGCTGAGGATTCGTGGTTGCCTGCTGGGGCGTGGGAGTTGTGTCGAGACAACGAATTGAATCTTGTGCCTGGTGCGCCGACGTGGGTTGGGGTGGACATGGCGTTGAAGCGTGACACGACTGCGGTTGTTCTGGTTCAGCGTGTTGAGGGTCGGCTGGTTGCACGGGCGAAGATTTGGTTGCCGGAAGGTGGCGTGCTTGATGTGTCTGCCGTCGAGTCGTATCTGCGTGAGATGGCGCAGAAGTACGACATTCAGGAGATTGCGTTTGACCCTGCGTTCTTTATGCGTACCGCCGAGGCGTTGGCGGAGGACGGGTTCCCGATGGTTGAGTATCCGCAGTCGCCGCAGCGAATGATTCCTGCGTGCGGCAACCTCTATGAACTCATCGTGAATCAGAAGCTTGCGCATGACGGAAATCCCATCTTCTCTGACCAAGTCCTGTCTGCTGCGCAGCGTGTCAAGGACAACGGGTGGACGTTGAGTAAGGGTAAGTCGAAGCGGAAGATTGACGCGGTGATTGCGTTGGCGATGGCAACCGACCGAGCCACTACGACTGCACCGGAGGAACCGACGCCTGGTTTCTTCGTGGTGTGACTACGATTGTTCGTCTAACCTAGGAGGTCAGGATGGTCGTGTTCGTGCTAGAACTTCTCGGAATCTTCTCGCTGGTCGCAGCGGGCTTCCTCGTATCGCCAGCCCTTGGGGCGATGGTGTTCGGGGTGGCTTGCCTTGGTGCGGCGTTCGCCTTGTCGCGCAGTGTCAGTAAGGATGAGGGCAAGTGATTTTCGACCGCATTGCATCAGGCCGTCGACAGGACGAAGAGCGAGCAATCTCGTTTCAGTCGCTGTTTGCGCTCGGTGACGGTTACACGTTCACAACGAACTCTGGCGTGTATGTCACGCAGGAAGATTCGCTCAAGATTGGTTCGGTGTATTCGTGCGTGCGTCTCATCGCCGACACCATCGCCAGCCTTCCGGTTGACTCGTACATCCGCCAAGAAGGTGTGCGTCTCCAATACCGTCCACGTCCAGCGTGGCTTGATGCACCCGACATCGGCGTCACGAAGGACGACCACTTCCAGCAGGTGCTCGTTTCGTTGCTGTTGAATGGCAACTCGTTCACTCGCATCATCCGTGACGAGGACGGCGAAGTGCTCGCTCTCTCGGTGCTCAATCCGCAATACACGGAAGTGCGACGCGACAACTACGGGCGTCTCTTCTACGTTCACAACGAGCGTGACCGCATCGAAGACGTCGACATGATTCACATCAAAGACTTGGTGCTGCCCGGTGAGTTGCGTGGCAAGTCACGCATCGACCTCGTCAAAGAAAATCTCGGCCTGTCTCGTGCGCTTGAAGAGTTCGCCGCACGATTCTTCGGACAGGGTTCGTCAACGACTGGCATCATTCAGTTTCCAGGCAACTTGTCTCGTGAGCAGGCGAAGAATCTTGTTGATGCGTTTGAGGACGGACACAAAGGTCTGCGCCGCTCGCACCGACCAGGAATCCTGTTCGGTGGCGCAACATTCCAGAAGACGGGTGTTGACCCGAACGAATCACAGTTCCTTGAGTCACGCATGTTCGCGGTCGAGGAGATTGCTCGCATCTTCCGTGTTCCTCCGTCAATGATTGGTGTGACGACGCCAGGTGCGATGTCGTATGCGTCGGTCGAAGCAAACCAGTTGCATTTCTTACAGCACACGCTCACCCCGTATCTGTCAAAGATTGAGGCCGAATACAGCGTCTTGTTGGCTGGTCGTGCGTTCATTCGTTTCACGACCGCAGGTCTTTTGCGTGGCGACATTGCGGCACGCAACGCTTCCTACCAGTCAGGGTTGTCGAACGGTTATCTGTCGGTCAACGACATCCGACGCTTTGAGGACATGACCCCGATTGAAGGTGGCGATGTCTACCGTGTTCCGTTGACCAACATTGACATCACCGCAGCGAACCTCGCCGACCTTGACCGCAAGTCCGCTATCGCGCAACGTCTCATCGCTTCGGGTTTCCAGCCTGCGGCTGTGCTTGAAGCTCTTGACATGCCACCGATTGAGCACACTGGTGTTCCGACGTCTGCGCTTCAGCCTGTGGCCGCAATCAACCCAATCGCACCAGCAAGCGTTTACGACGCTGGCACACGCGAACTGAACTTGAACATGCCTGAGCAGGTCATTCATGTTGCACCGCCTTCGGTTCACGTTGATGCGCCTGTGGTGAACGTGCCAGAAACAGTCGTCAACGTCAACGTCCCTGAGCAGCGCACCGTGGTGCGTCAGGTTGTGCGTGGCGATGACGGACGCATCACTGAAATCGTGGAAAGGGTTGAGGGCTGATGGCAACAGGCATTTCTTCTTATTTGGCAAACGCATGGCTTGACGCCACTGGCAACAACACATCTTTCGCAGTTACGACCGTGTACGTCAAACTGCACGTCGGTGACCCTGGTTCGGCTGGTACAGCTTCTCCGGCAACCGAAACGACACGCAAGTCCGTGTCGTTCGCCGCCGCCTCTGGTGGCTCGATTGCTTCGGATGCCGACGTCACTTGGACAAACATCGCTGGCTCACAGGACGCAACTCACTTCACCGCTTGGGACAACGTGTCGGCAGGAAACTTCCTGTTCTCGGGGACAGTCACAGCGAACGCCTACAACGCAGGCGACACGTTCACGATTTCGTCTGGTTCTCTCACCGTCTCTCTGACGCTCGCTTCGTAGGCGTGCCGTGGCGTTCAGCCGCTTCACGCTCGACACGAGCCAACTTGACGATTCAACGGTCGGGCTAGACGGCCCGAACTTCCCACTCAACGGAACTGCGGCTGCGCCGCTCGGTTCTGCTACGGCTGCCGCTGTTGCTGTTGTAATCAAGGTTGCGTCTGCTGACGCTCCGCTCGGCGAAATGTTGGCGGAGGTCAGTCAGGTAACGGTGACGGTGGCGGCAGATGCGGATGCGACGCTTGGTGGAATTGTCGCATCGGCGATTGGTGGAATCACGACTCCGGCATCGGCGGAGGCTTCGCTTGGTGGGTTTGTGGCGAGTGCGTCGGCTGACCTGACGGTATCCGGTTCGGCTGTTGCGTCGGTTGGTGGGGTGACTGCCTCGGCGGTTGGTGTCGTCAGAATCGTCGCATCGGCCTCTGCGGGGCTCGGAGGCGTGTCAGCGGCGGCAGATGGTGTCGTGACGCCTATTGGGACGATGACGGCGAACCTGGGCGGTCTGGATGCGTCTGCCGTTGGGACGGTCGTACCGCAACCGACTCCGATACCTGCTGGCGGTGCGGGTGGTAGACCGAGTCCGTATCGTCAGCCTCGACGTAAGAAGGTTGAACCAGTTGTTGAGGTTGTGCCTGAAGTTGTTGTGTTGAATCCGAAAACTGTGCAGGCGTATTGTGTGCCGATTGTTGCGTCAGTGAAAGCGAACGCGGAAGCGGGTGTCACTTTCGTCGCCGAAGATGATGACTTGCAAGTATTGTTGATGCTCTGAGGTAAAACATCATGACTCTTTCTAGCGGTACGGTTGCGGTTGGTACGGCTGCACTCCCTATCAATGGTTCTTCAAGCAACCCAATCGTCTTGACAATCTCCAACAACGACAACACCGACGCTGTGTATCTCGGCGGCCAAGGAGTCGTCCCAAATGGAGGTTTGCTGTTGTCAAAGCAGGAAAGAATCACGTTCACGCTATTTGGCGGCGAACGACTGTATGTCGTCGCAACCAAGACCGGTCACGTCGTCTCCTACATTGCGCAAAGTCTCTAGTGCCGTACTTCATCTCTGATTCCAACAGCAACTGCTCAGGTTGGGCAGTTGAGAAAGATGATGGGGAAGTTATCGGTTGCCATGCGACGAAGCAGGCCGCTATTGACCAGATGGTTGCGGTGAGTATTGCTGAGGAGATGGAGCCGGGTGGTGAGCGTGCTCGTCCTGATGAGTTGATGGTGGGTGATTATGTTTCGTGGAATAGTTCGGGTGGTCGTGCGCGTGGTGAGATTCAGGAAATCTTCCGCTCAGGTACGGTGCGCGTGCCAGGTACCGACTTCGAGTTGGAAGCCTCCGAAGATGACCCGGTGGCCCTAATCCAGATTTATGAACAGGTCGAGGGCGGTTGGGAAGATACCGACGTTATCGTCGGCCATAAGTTCTCAACGCTGACCCGCATTGGCGAACTTGAGGAACCTGAGGATGAGCCTGAGTCCGAGGACATGGAAGATGCTTCGTACGGCGACACGCCCGACGATGACGATGCCGAAGACCGCGAACTGCCAGATAACTATCGTCCCGCAGCAAATCCTGACGTGCCGGCGAACCGTAACTGCGGGAACTGCGGGTACTTCAAGAACTTCTACTGCAAGCGGTGGGACGCCGAAGTTTCTCCCGCCTACTATTGCAACGCTTGGGCACCTGTCGCTGGTTTGCCGAACGACAATCCTGGGCAGACGGTTCAGACGGGAGACGTGAACGATGAAGACCCGCAATACTCGGGCTACAACAACGTCATGGACAGGCAACTCTCATTTGATGTCCCCGTCTACATTCGTGAGGCGGCCCGCAAAGGTTTGGACTATTACGGGCAGGGGCTCGCTGGTGATGGTCTTGTGGCTCGAACTGTGCGTGAGGCCCGTGAGATGGCTGCGGGAAGAATCAGCGAGGATAAGGTCATTCGTGCAAACGCTTGGGGAGCAAGACACCTGGTAGACCTTGAGGCTCCGCAGAACAGTGACGCCGACAACGACAGGTTCCCTGGTGCTGGTGCTGTTGCGTTCTACTTGTGGGGAATTGACCCGCTTGACCCGTCACCGGCTATGCGATGGTTTGAGCGTCAGGCTGAGCGTGTGCGAGAAGCGGAAGGTCGACTCGGGTATCTGGTGACGTTGGCTCGGTTGTCAAGATTGTTCGTGGACAAGTAATCTCCTCAACGCACTAGCATTGACGACCATGACCGAGAAAATTGAGACCCGTCGTCTAACAGTCAACGATTTCGAGGTCAGGCAAGGTCCAGCCGGTGACGGCATGTCTTTCAGCGGCTACGCCGCAGTGTTCAATTCTGATTCGGAGCCGTTGCCGTTCATTGAGCGCATCGCTCCTGGTGCGTTCCGCAAGTCGTTGAAGGCACGCAACAACATTCGCATGTATCTGAACCATGATTCGTCGATGCTTCTTGCGACGACTCGCGCCAAGACTTTGCGTCTGATGGAGGATGAGCGTGGCTTGAAGGTTGAGGCAGACCTGCCCGACACAACTGTCGGACGTGATTTGTCGACGCTCATCAAGCGTGGCGACGTGGATTCAATGTCGTTCGGTTTCTCCGTTCCGCCAAAGGGTGACTCGTGGTCGGATGATGGTTCGGTGCGTGAACTCAAAGAAGTACGCCTGTACGAAGTGTCGGTCGTGACTGGTTTCCCCGCCTATCAGGCGACGACTGCGTCGGTGCGCAGCCTTGACATTCTTGCTGAACGCACCGCTTCTGACGTTGACAAGCTTGCTGACGCAATCACGGTGCTTGAGGCTGGTTCAGAGTTGAGCGAAGAGCAGGCGAGTCTGCTGCTTGATGTGGTGGGCAAGTTGCGTAAGAAGCCCGAGCAGGTTCCTGCTTCGCTGTTGGCGAAGCAACTTGAACTGCAGTCGAAGCTCGTCTAGACTTCGTCAAGAGTCTTCGCTGCGGAGCCGCAGGAAGGTGCTGGTTGAGGAGCCTCGCCAGGTGGAATAAAAATCCCTGCGACCCCAACAAGTTCCGTGGAGGAACACATCATGAAGCAATACATCGACCAACAGGTCGAGGCGCGTCAGCGTGCTTGGGAAGCGGCCAAAGCCCTTCTCGACAAGGCTGCATCCGAAAAGCGCGACCTCACCACTGAAGAAGAGGCGTCTTATCAGAAGATGAACGCCGAACTCAACGAGCGCGCTGCTCGCATCGAAGCCTTGAAGGCTGATGCCGAGCGCGAGGCCAAGATTGAAGCGGCAACCCGCGAAATCGCTGGCCAGGTTCGTCCAGCGGCGAAGGCGGCGGCAAGCGATGCCGACGTCATCCGCTCGATGGCCCGCGGCGAAGTTCGTTCGTTCAACTTCGAGACTCGTGACGTTGTGAAGACGTCGACGGGCGCACCGGTTCCGACGTCGTTCTACGACCAGGTCATCATGCAGGCCCGACTTGTCGGCCCAATGCTGGAGACCTCGACGGTGCTGCGCACGGCTGGCGGAGAGAACCTCCAGATTCCGTCGCAGGCATCCTGGTCGACCGGCACGGTCACTGGCGAAGGCACCGCAATCGGCGAGTCCGACCCAGGGTTCAACCAGTTCATCACCTTGAGCGCGTACAAGTATTCGTTCCTGGTGCAACTGTCGCGTGAACTCATCGAGGACTCGGGAGTGGACATCCTCTCCTTCCTCGCGGAGCAGACCGGCAACGCCATCGGCTACGCCGTCAACGCAGACCTCACCACAGGCAACGGCACGAACAAGCCCAAGGGCATCGTGGCCGCCGCTGGTTCGGGCGTGCTCGGCACGACCGCTGGTGGCCTGTTCACCGCAGACAACCTCATCGACCTGGCGTACAGCCTCGACGGTGCGGCGCGTCGTCTCCCCGGCGTTGGCTGGATGATGAACACCGCCTCGCTCGGTGCGGTCCGCAAGTTGAAGGACACCGCTGGTTACTACATCTTCAGCCCCGCGCTGGCAGATGGCAACGACCAGTTGCTGAACTTCCCGGTCTACGAGAACCCAGCAATGGACTCGCAGGGCTCGGCGAAGAAGTCGGTCATCTTCGGGCATCTGCCCTCGTACTACGTCCGTCAGGCTGGCGGACTCCGTCTCGACCGGAGCGACGACTACGCATTCAATGCGGACCTCGTCACGTTCCGTGCGACGATGCGCGTCGACGGCAACCTGCCGCAGACCAGCCACGTCAAATACTTCATCAACAACACGAACTGAACTTCGTGAGATGAAGTCCCTTGACGGGGACTAAAAGTCGAGCGGCCCGACACCCACACGCAGGGTGGTGTCGGGCCGCTTTGACATTTATCGGCTAGTGTTGACGCGAACCTGCTAAGGAGGTTTGCGTGAATGCGAGTCGTAATCAAAAACGTGCCGGTGGACCTACCGGAATTGGAGGCGACCCTTCTCTTGCAGGCGGGCGTGGCTCACTTGTGGGAGGAGTCAGTCGTCGAACCTCGAACCCGGTCAGGGCGCTCTGGTACTCCAACGCGCCGTGGTGCGGGACGGGCTACGGGCAACAAACCCAGCAAGCGGTCCAAAGGCTCATCAAAGACGGGCACGAAATCGCAATCCACTCGAACTACGGCCTCGAAGGGTCGACGTCGGCGTGGAACGGCGTCAAAATCTACCCGCGAGGACTGAACCCTTACAGCGACGACATCATCGTCGCACACTGGATGGAGTGGACGCAGTCGTCGGATTTGCCAAAACTCATCATCACTCTGTTTGATGTGTGGGTGTTGCAGGCTCCGAATCTGGAGAAGGTACCGAACATTGCGTCGTGGGTTCCTATTGACCATGCGCCGATTCCGCCTGATGTGTTGAAGTGGTGCAAGCGTCCGAATGTGATGCCGATTGCGATGTCAAAGTTCGGCAAAGGTGAGTTGGACAAGTCTGGTGTTCGCAACGTGTATGTTCCTCACGCCATTGAGTCGGTCTACAAGCCGACGAAAGAAATCCGCGATAACGCAAACCAGGTGTTGAATGGCCGCAAAATCATGGGTTGGGACGATGACCGTTTCGTTGTGATGATGACCGCAGCCAATAAGGGGGTGGCTCCGACGCGGAAGTCGTTTGCGGAGAACTTCATGGCGTTCAGTATGTTCGCCTCAAAGCATCCAGACGCAGTTCTCTACATGCACACCGAGGCATCAAAGTCGATGGGCGGCATTGACTTGAAGTCGTTGGCGTTGGCTGTCGGTATTCCTGAAGACAAAATCAAGTGGGCTGACCCTTACCTGTACCGGATGGGGTTGCCGCATCATGCGATGGCTGCGCTGTATTCGGACGCCGATGTGCTATTGGCGTGCAGTATGGGTGAGGGTTTCGGTATCCCTGTCATCGAGGCGCAGGCTTGCGGTACGCCCGTCATCGTCTCTAACTTCACGGCTCAGCCTGAGCTTGTGGGTGATGGTTGGGTTGTTGAGGGTCAGCCGTGGTGGGACCCGCTACAGGGCGCGTTCTTTGTCATCCCGAATGTGGCTTCCATCGTGAATGCGTTGGAGCAGGCGTATCAGCGGGGACGTGGTACATCGCAGAAGGCGGTGGAGTTTGCCAAGCAGTATGAGGCGGACACGGTCTATGAGTCTCATTGGAAGCCGGCGATGAAGGAGATTGTTGAGTGGTGCCAATCGTCCCAGTCCTGATAGTTCCGGTGCTCACTGAGCATTGGCGTGTTGATGCGATGCTGCTTTCGTTTGAGGGTCGTATCGGCAATCTCATCTGTATCGACAATGGCAATTCTGAGTGGATGCCTCGGACGCATAAGGCGTCGGATGTGTTCGTGTGGCGTATGCCGTCGAACTTGGGTGTGGCTGCTTCGTGGAATCTTGGTATCAAGGCGACGCCGTTCTCGCCTGGGTGGATGATTGTGAACCATGATGTGCAGTTCGGTGAGGGTGCTGTTGCCGAGTTCTTTGCTGCGGCGAAAGAGGACAACATCGTGTTGGGTGGCAAACCGAACTGGTCGTGCGTCTGGATTGGGGGAAAGGTCGTCGAGCGAATCGGCTTATTTCATGAGGGTTTTCACCCTGCGTATTTTGAGGACAATGACTATGAGGTGCGGGCGCAGCGGGCAGGGATTGAGGTGGTTCCGTCAACGGCCGCAATCAACCACCGCAACTCAAGCACTCTTGCATCAAGTGAGAAGTTTCAGCAACGGAACTCTCTCACGTTTCAGGCGAATCTTGAGCGGTTCAATGCGAGATTGAATCAGCCGTGGGAGAATCTGGTGGATTGGGATTTGGTTCGACGCAAGGAGTTGTCGTGGGATTAGACGTTGTGGTGGTGGCTTCTACGCCTGGTCGTGAGGCGTGGTTGCAGGAGTGTCTGGCTTCCATCGAGCGTGAGGTGCTGGTCTTGCGTCAGTCGGGAACATGGGAACTCGGCAAAATCAAATGGATGTACGAGAACACGACGTTTGACAGGTTCTTGTTTCTGCATGATTCGGTGGTCGTGAAAGACCAAGCGTTCTTTGACAAGATGTTTGAGCATCCCGGTTCAGTTTCGGTGACGGACGACCCGCGCATCTTTGGGATGTTCATGGGCATCTACACGCGCGAGCATCTGTCGCGGGTGGAGTTGTATTCTCCGGTGACGCAAAGGGATTCGATTCGTGCCGAGATTGAGTGGACTACTACCTATGCGGCATCCGCTGGTGATGTGCCAGTCGTGTTCCCTGATTTGCGTGACTCGATGAATCGTGGCTTCGTTGAGCATCACGGCCGCATAAACATGGTTCTGGAGAACGACTATCTGCGCAAGTTCAAGGGAACGTGGGGATGATTGGCGACCGTCTGAGGGCAGAGATGTTCTTCGGTCAGGACCCGTACCGTGACGCAACGGAAACAGACCCTTGGTATCCACATACTCATCTAACTGCAGAGGTTGTCGAGTGGGCGTTCGCTGAGACGGATTGCAAGTTCTGGGTTGAGGCGGGGACGATGCTGGGAGGGTCGGCGCTGCTCGTTGCTGAGACGGCCAAGCGGCTCGCTCGGAGGGTTGACGTGTTGTGTATTGACCCTTTCACAGGTGACGTCAACATGTGGGATTGGGAGCGTGATTTGGCGATGAACAACCGGTGGAGGTTTCTGAGGTTGGTGAATGGTGCGCCGACGATTCGGCAGAGGTTCTTGGCGAACGTAGTCGCGGCAGGGTTCACGGATGTGATTGTGCCGATGCAGGCGACAAGCATTGTCGGGTTGAGGTATTTGGACAGGTTGGTTCAGCGTGACGTGGTGCCTCGTCCTGATGTGGTGTATGTGGATTCTGCGCATGAGGAGGGTGAAACTCTCATCGAGTTGCGGACGGCTTGGGCGGTCGTTCGTGCCGGTGGCCTGTTGCTGGGTGATGATTTGGATTGGGTTGCGGTGCGTCGTGACGTTGAACGGTTCTCATCTGAGGTGAATGGCGAGGTTTTGACGTTCGGTAATCAGTGGGCGATTCGCCGCAGAGACTAGGATTGACCCGTCATGGCCATCACCAACGGGTACTGCACGCTCGCAGAAGTCAAGGCTGCTCTCCGTATCGGGACGGCAGACACCGTCGACGACGCCCTATTGGAGAACTGTGTCGGTGCCGCATCTCGTCTGATTGACGGCTACTGCAACCGCCAGTTCTGGGCGGTCTCCTCTGCGACGCCACGAGTGTTTCAAGCGAACAACGAATACTGGACGGACTGCGACGACTTCTACACCACCGACAGTTTCGTCCTCAAGACATCGTCGTTCGCCGACGGAAACTTTGACACCACTTGGCAAACCACCGACTACCAACTTGAACCGTTGAACGGTGTGCTTGATGGCCTCACTTGGTCATACGACAAGATTCGTGCCATCGGCAACTACCTGTTCCCGACCGTGAACGCCAACTATGGTGAGCAGGCGTTGGTGCAGGTGACGGCAAAGTGGGGTTGGGCAAGTGTGCCTGAGCCTGTGAAGCAGGCGTGCATCATCCAGTCTTCACGCATCTTCAAGCGTTACGATTCGCCGCTCGGTGTCGCAGGCTTCGGCGACCTGGGCGCTATCCGCGTCTCTCGATTCCTCGACCCTGACATGGCTCAGTTGGTTGAGCCGTATCGACGCATGCGGATGTTTGCCTGATGCCAGCCACAATCAGCCAAGTCAAAGACGGCCTCAAAGCCCGCATCAACAGCATCTCTGGTTTGCGAGCTTTCGACTACCAGCCTGACCAGGTGAACCCGCCGTTCGCATTCCCAACCCTTGACACGGTCACCTATCACCAGACAGGCATGGCATCCGGTGGCGTCGTCATGAACTTCACCATCACACTCATCGTCAATCGTTCATCGGAGCGCACCGCTCAAGACCAACTTGACCAATACATGAATTGGGACGGAGCAAAGTCGCTTCGTGCCGCAATCGAATCAGACCGAACACTCGGCGGAGTCTGCGACGACCTCATCGTCACCAACGCCGAGAACCTCACGAACATTGACGCCAACGACACGCTGTATCTGGCGGTCGATTTCAAGGTCACGGTGTACGCTTAGAACATGGCGAAATACCTCGTCTCCGGCCCATTCCCCGTTAGCGGCGTACTGCCAGGCGGGTTTGTGGACGGAAGTGGAATCGACAATGTAGAGTTGTTGATTGCGGCAGGCATCATCACGCCCGTCAAAGAATCCAAGAAAACCTCAACAGCCGATAAGGCAGGAGACAAATAGTCATGGCAAAGCTGGTCCTCAAAGACGCAAACATCGTGTTCGCAGGCACCGACATTTCGGCAAACGTTGCGTCAGTGACGCTCTCGACCACAGCCGCTGAAGTGGCGACGACTGCGTTCGGTTCGAGCGCAATCACCCGCGTCTCTGGTCTCATTGACAACTCGGTGACGTTCAGCATCCACAACGACTACAACGCCATTGACGGAATCTTCTTCCCGCTCGTCGGCTCAACCGCAGTCAACTGCACCATCAAGCCGAACGGCACCGCTGCCGCTTCTTCGGCGAACCCGTCGTACACCTTCTCGGTTCTCGTAACCGAGTGGACTCCAGTGAACGGTGCGGTCGGCGACCTCGCCACCGCCGACGTGACGTTCCCAATCTCGGGCGCAATCACCAAGTCCGTCGGAGCCTAATTCCAATCCACCTAACCTGCGGAGGTAGAAAATGAAAATTGCGTTGAGTGTTACGACCGTTGACGGTGTGCGCACATCGGTCGCCGAGTTTGCGGACTTCGTCAAGTACGAAGAAATCCACAACGTTTCAATGGCGAAGATTGAAGACGACCTGAAGGTTCGTGACCTTGCTTGGCTTGCCTGGCATTCGGAGAAGCGTCGCAAAGTCACATCGCTTGAGTTCCATGCCTGGACGGAAACGGTTGAAGCAATCAGCATCAGCGCCGAGGAGGGCAAGATTGGCCCTTTGGAGAGAACTCAGCCCACTGGTTGATTGCCTATTTGGCGTGCGAGACGGGCATCGCCCCCTCCCAACTGTTGGCTGAGTCCCCCCGAATGTTGTTCACGATGCAGGCGTATCTGCGTTGGCGTTTCGTGAAACAGAACCCGAACACGCCGTACAATCGCTGACGTGGCTGAACCAGACATTGCGATTCTCGCACCGGGACTCATCAAGTTCTTCAAGGCGACTGCTCGTGCCGTGCCTCAGTTCGATAAGGGAATCCGTGAGGCGTCAAACGATGTTGCGGTGCATGTTGCCAATCGCGTGAAGGCTGGTGCTGCGGCACAAGGTCCGCACGGTCGGGTGCGGTCTGGTGGTTCGGGGCGTTCGCAGGCTGCGGTTGTGGCTGACGCAATCAAGGCTCGACGTGACCGTATCCCGAAGATTGGTTTCACGAAGGGCAACGTGTTCGTGTCAAAGTCTCGTCCGAACAGCAAACGCAAACGGAAGGTATTGGCCGGCGATGTGTTCTTCGGTGCGGAGTTCGGTGGCGGTCGCAGAAAGACGACGCAACAGTTCTTGCGTCATCGCGGGAGGCAGGGATACTTCTTTTGGCAGGCCGTTCGGGATAGTCGCTCGTTCATCGCTGAGCAGTATTTGACGAACGTTGAGAAGGTAATCAAAACAATCAGTCCGGGTGCGAAGTAGCGGACAAACGCTCTAATCAAAGCAAGTAGAATCGGCGCTCATGGCCGTTGAGCGTTCATTCCTTGTCAAGCTTGTCGGTGACGCCAAGCAACTCATTCAAGAGTTCGGCAAGGCTGAGCGAGCCTCTGAAGGCATCTTTGGCAAGGACGGTCTCGGCGGGAAACTGACGAGCCTGCTGCCATCGTTCAAGACGATTGCGATTGCTGGCACTGCTGCGTTCGGTGCGGTATCTGCCGCAGCAGGCTTGTCGGTGAAGGCTGCGGCTGAGGATGCTGAGTCGCAGGCTCGTTTGGCTCAGGCGTTGAATACGACGTTTGGTGAGTCGAAGCAGTTGGTGGCTGCGACGGAGGAGTTCATTAGTTCGATGTCGCAGGCTGCTGCGGTGTCGGATGACCAGTTGCGTCCGGCGATGACGACGCTTGTTCGTGCGACGGGCGACATGGCTCAGTCGCAGAAGTTGTTGAAGGTGGCGCTTGATGTGTCTGCCGGGTCGGGGCGCGACTTGGAGGCTGTCACAATTGCTCTTGCCCGTGCCAGTCAAGGTCAAGTGACGGCGTTGACGAGATTGGGTATTCCGCTTGACCAGGCGGCTGTGAAAACCAAAGACTTTGACCGAATCGTCGGCCAGTTGGCTGACACGTTTGAGGGTGCTGCGGCTGCATCGGCGGATTCTGCGCAGGGTCGATTCCGTGCGTTCGGTATTGCGGTTGACGAGTTGCGTGAACAGTTTGGTGAGATGTTGTTGCCTGCGTTGACGCGGGTAACTGAGTATTTGACGAAGACGGTGATTCCTGCGGTGAGCGTCGCAATCGAACAATTCCGCAGCAGTGGTGTGAAGTCTGCGTTGGCGGTGTTCGTGGCCGCGTTCGGTCAGGCTGGTATCGCCATTCTTGACAATTTGGAGCAGGTGGCGCTCGGCATCTACAAGTTTATGGAGGGTGTCGTTGCGACGTTGAGCCCGTTGTTTGCGGCGATAGACCTGGTGCGTTCTGCTGTTGCGTTGGGTAAGCCGATTGAGTCGATTCAGGCTGGTATTGCGCGTCGCACGAGGGAGGTTCAGGGTGCGTTTGACGGGTTCCGTGATTCGGTCAATTCAGCAGCCAAGCGTCTTGACATCATTGCTGCGGGTCCGATGGATGTCGTTGAGCGTCGTTTGGCTCAGGTGAATCGCACTGCCAAGGGTGCGGCAAATGGTTTGGCTGATTTCGGTGATGAGGCTGGCAAGACTGGCGGCAAAACAAAGAAGGCTGCCGATGATGTGAAGACGTTTCAGGAGCGGTTGAAGGATTACACGGCGGCGGTGAAGTCGGCGAAGTCTGCCTCGGATGCGTTCGGTCGCAGCCAAGAGCGTGCGACCGAGGCTCGTGTCTCGTTGGCTGATGCAGACAAGGCGTTGGCGAAGGCGCAGGAGGATTTGGCGAAGGCTCAGCAGGGTGGTTCACCGGAGCAGATAGCGGCAGCCAATCGCAGGGTTGCGGCCGCTGAGCGCACTGTGGCTCGCGCCAAGTTCGATGTCGAGGAATCAGTCATTGCGGTGAGGGATGCTGAGCGTGAGTTGGCTGAGTTGCGTCAAGACCCAGAGGCTTCTCCCGATGAGATTCGTAAGGCGGAGATTCGTCTCGCCGAAGCGAAGTTCCAGGTGGTTGATGCTGAGGACCGCCAGATTGAGGTGACGGATGGTTTGACTGAGGCTCGTCGCCAGTTGCGTATCGCCACCGAAGGTTTGCGTCAGGGTGACGAGGAGTTGATTCCGTTGCAGTCAGCGGTTGAGGATTTGACGAAACGGCAGGAAGAGGCAGCCAAACGATACAAGGATGCGTTGGAGGAGCAGACCGAGGCGTTGAAGGAATACACGGATGCGCTGGCTGCGTTGCAGGCGGTCGCGGCCACGGTGCCGAAGGTTTCAGGAGCGAACCCTGTAACAGGACTCATCCCTATCCCGCCGACCCCTGTGAGCGACCAGCGAATCATGCCAGAAACAGCAGCCACATCGGTCGTCGTGAACGTGACGGCAGGTATCGGCGGCAACGCCTATCAGGTTGGGAAAGAAATCATTGAGGTGCTGGACCAATACACATCGGTGGCTGGTCCGCTTGAAACTTTGATGCGCGTGGCCTGACATGGCGAAAACGATGCCGTGGGGTGAAACCCTCAAGGTGCTGCTGGACGCAGGTTTCATCACCGACGAGTTCACCCTCGACTCCTCCACACTCGACGGCGGGGACACTCTCGACGGTTCAACCGAGTTCGTTGACGTCACCGAATACGTCCTATCGGTAGGCATCACACGAGGCCGCACCGACCAACTCCGCTCAACCTTCCAACCTGGCGTCTGCCAAATCGTCCTCGACGACCGCGCATCAGGACGCTCCTTCGACCCAGCCAACACCGCATCCCCCTACTACCAAGGCGACCTCGGCATCGCCCCACGACGCTTCGTCCAGGTCTACGCAGGCACCGCCGGTGACGAGCCACTCTTCGTCGGTCGAGTCCAAGACTTAGACATTGAGTACGAACAACCGAACCTATCCATCTGCACCATCATCGGCATCGACGACCTCTCCAGCTTCGCCAAAACCACCCTCCTTGAGTTCACCCCACCACAAGAACTCACCTCTGACCGAGTCAACCGCATCCTCGACCGACCAGAAGTCGCCTACTCGACAGCCACACGCAACATCTCCACCGGTGTCGCAACCCTCGGCACGTTCGCCTACCAAGACGGCGACAGCGTCGCAGCCGCATTGCAGCAGGTCGCCGAATCCGAGGACGGCCGATTCTTCATCGCCAAGAACGGCAACGCAACCTTCCAACCACGCATCGACTTCACCTTCTCCACCGCAGTAGCCACCTTCTCCGACGCAGGCACCGCCATCCCATATCAGACCCTCGACGTCCTCTACGGTGCCGAAACCCTCTACAACTCAGTCACCGTCACCACGAAAGACAACTCGCTCGGTACCGCATCCGACTCCGCCTCAATCACCCAATACGGCATCACCGACTACAGCCTCAACGACCTGCCACTCGCTGACGCCGCTCAAGCAGCAAGCCTCGCCCAGAACATCGTCGACAAATACAAAGACCCGATTTCCCGATTTGTAGAAATTGGAGTCACGATGAACGGCCTGAGCGCAAGCCAGATAGAAACCATCGACTCCTTTGAGATTGGTGACGTCATCAGCGTCGTCAAGAACTTCACGACAGGAGCACCAGCGTCAATCACACAGGACGTGTTCATTGAGCGCATCGCCCACCAAATAACCCCAGGAATCCACCAAGTCATCCTGGGTCTCGGACAAGCCCAAATCCTGACCGTGTTTATTCTTGACCAAGACGAATTAGACGACGTCGACGTTGGGCTAGGATAAGCACCCGTATGGCCAACACAGGAACCAAGCTTTGGACGAGCGGCGAAGTAGTCACAGCCGCAAACGTCAACCAATACTTGATGCGAGGCGTCAAAGTCTTTGCAGACGCAACAGCAAGAACGAACGCTTACGGTGGCGCAGGCGAACCGACACTCGAAGAGGGCGAAGTTTCGTACCTTCTGGACTTGAACCAAGTGCAGGTCTACGACGGTTCAGCGTGGGTTGCTATCGGTGGCGGCGCAGACATTCTCCAAGTGCAAGTATTCAGTTAGGAAGGAAACATGGCAACATACGGCAAAGTCAAATTGAGCGGTTCAACGGATGGTCGCGGCATCAAAGTTGCGGCAACCGCAACTGCCGGCACGACCATTCACACAGGTTCGGCCACGGCCACGACCTACGACGAAATCTGGTTGTACGCAGTGAACACCTCTGCGTCAAACGTCAAATTGACCATCGAGTGGGGAAGCACATCTTCTCCGGATGACCTCATCGAATTGACCGTGTTGCCTGAAGCAGGTTTGGTGACTGTCATCCCAGGTCTCGTCATCAAAGGCAACGCAACTCCGCTCGTCGTCCGCGCCTTTGCGGCAACGGCTGACGTTGTTGTAATCCACGGGTTCGTCAATCAGATTACGGCGTAACTGATGGCTACGGCTCGTCGGCAACTCGGTTATGTGTCGTCGCTGACGACGCAGGCTGTTTCTACGCTGGCGAACGCCAACTTTTCTGACACGGCGACGGGTACTTACACTTCGGGCAGTATCGACTACAAGTATCTGACTTTTACTGCGTCAGGTACTTTGACGGTGACTCGTGCTGGTCTTGCTGATTTGCTCATCGTTGGCGGCGGTGGTGGCGGTTCTCAACGTGGTGGCGGCGGTGCTGGCGGTCATCTACAAGTGACTGACGCTTATCTGCCTGCTGGCACTTTGACGGTGACTATCGGCAGTGGCGGTGCTGGTGATACAAGTTTCGGTTTCAACGGCACATCTTCGCTTATCGGTTCTTACACCGCAGTCGGTGGCGGCGGCGGTACAAGTTCTAACAGCACTGACCCTGTGGGTTTGGCTGGCGGTTCTGGTGGCGGTGGTCGTCTAGGCGGCGGCGCAGGTATCTCTGGTCAAGGTAACACGGGTGGTACGGGCATCAGTGGTGGCGGCGGTGGCGGCGGCGGCGCATCAGCAGTCGGTACAAATGCGACGACGAACAACGGTGGTGCTGGCGGCGCAGGAACTTCTACTTCACTGAATAACTCTGCAACGACTCGTGCTGGTGGTGGCGGCGGCGGCGGTACTTCGTCGGGTGGTGCTGGTGGCACAGGTGGCGGTGGTGCTGGCTCAACGACAACAGGCACAGCAGGTTCAGCCAATACAGGCGGCGGTGGCGGTGGTGGCAACACTGCTGGTGCGGCTGGCGGTTCTGGCATCGTTATCGTTCGAGTGAGGACTAACTGACATGACTCGTTCTTATCTTGGCTATGTCTCATCGCAGACAACAGACACCGTGCCTGTGATGGCTTACGGAACAGCAACAGGTGGTAGTTCGTCAAGCGTGACGGTTAGCGGTGTCAACTACACGCTTCTCACATTCTCCGCATCAGGAACCCTGACTGTTTCTAAGGCTGGTCTGTTTGATGTTTTCATTGTTGGCGGCGGGTCAGGTGCGGCTTACAACATGGGTGGCGGTGGCGCAGGTGGCGGAAAAATCCAACAAACCATGTACCTAAGTGCTAATGCGACGGTGACGATTGGTGCTGGTGGCTCAGGTTCAACGACTCAAACGTGGGGTGGGGCTGGAAACTTTTCTGGTGTCGATAACACTGGCATTGGCGGTTCATCTGGCGGCGCAACCTCAGAAGCAAATGGATTAGCGGGATTGTGCGGCGGTGGCGCAGGCGGCAATGGAACCTACACTGGTGGCGGAACTACTTGGTCATCTATCGGTTTCGCGGGTGGAAACGCAAGCGCAAACGCTGGAAGACCAGCGGCGGGTGGCGCTGGTAGCGGTGGTGCAGGTGCCAACACAAGTGGAGCAACGGCAGGCAATGGTGGCGCAGGTGTTGAAATCAACGGTTTTATTGGCGGCGCATCAACCCTGATAGGTGGCGGCGGTGGCGGCGGTGCGTATCACCTCAATAGCGGCGTTGCAGGAAGCGGAACAAATGGTGGTGGAAACGGTTCCAATACGCAAAATGTTGCTGGTAGTAATGGAACAGCAAATCAAGGTGGCGGTGGCGGTGGCGGCGGCAACAACGGCAACGGCGGCAACGGCGGTTCGGGTATTGTTTATGTTCGGTTCAGGGTCTAATTACAAAAGGAAATAAACACATGGCATACCACAACGCACACGCAGCACGAATTGACGAGAACGGAATCGTTCGTGAAGTCATCGTCATCCCACATCAGGGCGATACTCACGAAGCGGTAACCGCGTACTGCAACAGCATCGGGTTGGCTGGCACTTGGCTGGATACTTCGTACACGGGTAGCCGACGCGGAAAGTACGCAGGCATCGGCGATAAGTACGACGCTGAGCTTGACGAGTTCGTTTCGCCGGTTGTAGGGGATGCCGAGTAAGGCATTCGTCCTCCTTCCCGCCCTCCTTCTAGTCTTTTTTGCATCCCCGGCACGAGCGCAAGAGCTCGAATGCCGTGAGGTTGATACGCAGCCACCTTGGGAGTGGGCGTATGAATGCAAAGCCTCGTGGCTGCCTGACGGGTCACGCATAACTGAAGAACAACGAAAGACCGTCAACGCGGTTGTGTTGTTGACGGTGGTCGCACCAGCGACCAGGAGACGACGATGAAGTGGCGTGAATACTTGGTGGAGAACGTGTGGACGTGGGCTGGCACGGTGATGGTGTTGTTGACATTGACTGGTTCTACGTTGCTTCGTGCTTCTGTGGTTACGGCGATAGTGGTTTCACTACACTTGTGGCTGACCTCACAGGGAGAGAACAGTGACAACTGACGTGAACATCAAATCCAACCCGACGATGGCCAAGTTCTTAGACTTAGGGCAACGCCTCTTCTCCCTCTTCCTTGCCAACGCCCTTCCTGCGGTGACGGGTGGCGCGGTGCTCGGCGTCAGTGTCGGTAAGGCTGCGGCGTTGGCTGGGTTTATGGCCGTGATTCAGGTCGTGCAGAAGCTGGCAGCCGCATCCACTGACGGAGAGTTGACGAGCGATGAGATTGCTGAAGCGTTCGGCAAAGCGCCGACGAAGAAGAAGTAGCGCTATGACTCGCCCGTACACCGGCACCAAAGACGGTGCATCCAACGGCAAACGGGCAGGCCTTGAAGAGTTCGTTCGTCAGGTCACGAAACTTTCTGACGGCGCGCTCTGGAACAACGGGACTTGGGTTGTGCGTAACATGCGCGGCAAAGAATCGTTGAGCGTTCACGCAACAGGGCGTGCCGTCGACCTCTCCTACCGCAAGGTTGGCAAACTCGGCAAAGCCGATGGACGCAAACACGCTGAAGCGATGATGGATTTTCTGGTCGCCAACTGGAAGCGTCTGCACATTGAATGCATCCTCGACTACGCACCAGGCAAGCACGGTCACGGTCGAGGGTGGCGATGCGACCGCGGCACTTGGCAGGACTACACGACCAAGACCATCTCGGGTGTGCCGGGCGACTGGATACATGTTGAGATAAGCCCGAAGTTCGCCGACGACGCTCAGGCATACATTGACAAGTTCGCCGCTATCGCCGCAGGTAAGCAGGAAGCCGATGTTGACTGAGGCTTGGGCTCTTGTCATCGCCGCTGGTGTGGCCGCCGTCGGCGGTATCACCGTCGCCCTCATCCAGCAGTTCCGCAAGGAAAACCGTCGTGACCACGGCATCGTCATGGATGCCTTGCAGCGGGTATCCCACACGATGGACAGGGTCGAAGGTAAGGTAGATTCGCACATTGACTGGCACCTAAAGGAGGCTGCTAATGGGAGAGTTATTCGAGGCAGTAAGAGCAGAGGCCGCAAAGCGTCCTAACGTCGCAAAGACGGAGGACAAACTTTCTGCGCATCTCGGCAAGGAACGCTGGAAAGATTTTGAGAAAGCGTGCCTAGACGCAAACTTTTCAACATCGGTCATTCACCGTGTCGTCAAATCAACAGGGTTCAGTATCTCCTATTCGGCACTCTCACGCATCCGTGAAAACGTCCAGAAACAGGCGACCAAATGAGCGCCTATGACCACCAGCGAGAACTCGACGAACTCCAACGACTTCTCAAGAAAGCCCAGCAGGAGGCGGCGGCGAACAAGCGACGCACCGACGACCTCGTCAACGCCGTCTACACGGCTGCCTATGAGGCGGCTCGGGCATCTGGGCGAGGACTCGCTGTCAAGCGCCCTCCCTTGGATAAGCGACGCAAGAAAGCCGAAGTTGCGCTGATTCACGCCACCGACTGGCAGTTGGGTAAAAAGACCGTCACGTTCGGTATCGACACTCTCGGCAAACGAATGGAGTTGTTCGCCGACAAGGTCGTGCAAATCACCGGCATCCAACGCCAAGACCACCCCGTCAAAGAAGCTGTCCTGATGTTGGGTGGCGACATGGTGGAAGGCGTCGGCATCTACGAGTCACAGGTGTACGAGATTGAGGCGTACCTGTTTGAGCAGTTATTTGAGTGCGCACGAATCATCGAACAACTCGTCCGGACGCTCGCTCAGAACTTTGAGCAGGTGCGTGTCGTCTGCGAGTTCGGGAACCACGGACGCATCGGCAAATACGGCACGATGCCCAAAGGCGACAACGTAGACCGCATGGCGTACCGGATAGTGCAAGACCGCACCAAAGACATCGGGCACGTCACCTGGCAACAATCAGACAACTGGTACCAACACTTCGCCATCGGCGCATACAAAGTGCTGCTTGTGCACGGCGACGAAATCCGCACCTACTCAGGCACTCCACTGTTCGGCATCATCAAACGAGTCTCCGCATGGGCAGCAGGCGTCGTACCACCGTTCGACGACTGCTACATGGGTCACTGGCACAACCCAATTTCGGCAACCATCGGCAACGGAAATCGCGTATTCATAACAGGCAGCCCCGAGAGCTCAAATGCGTATGCGGCAGAGCACCTGGCGGCACAGTCCCGCCCGTCGCAACGCCTCCACTTTATCGACCCTGAGAAGGGTCGCGTCACAGGGGAGTACGTCGTATGGCTCGACTAGAAGACTTCGGCACCCTCGCCATCGTCTCGTGGCACGACACCCACGGCGACAAAGACGGCTGGCTCGTCATCGGCGAACTTGACCACGAACCGTGCCTCGTCCACACCGTCGGCTGGCTCATCCCCACCCACGACGGCGGCAAACCCGACCACGTCACCGTCTACCAATCACGCATCGAAGGCACCGACCAGGTCGACTCCGTGACACACATACCCGTTGGAATGATTGTGAAAGTGAAGCTGGTGTCCCGAACAGACCTCCGCTAGGGTTTTCTTGGACACCACAAGGAGGCGTCCACTAGGCTGAGAACCGGCAGGTCCTCGGCCTCGGCGGGCGTCACGAGTCGACCGCCCCGCACAGTTTCCTCCTTGGCTGTGCGGTCATAACTACACACGAAAAGAGACCTCGATGAGAGCAGTCACCGCCGCCGCAATCCTCGCAATCGCCACCCTCCTAGGGCTCATGCCTGCGATGGCAGCCGAAGCCCCAGAGACCACGCCACAGCCCTCCAGAAGCGTCCAGACGCTTCCAGCGGTCACCGAGCCCACTAAGCCCGCAGCACCGCCCAGACGGGCTCTGGAAGTGTCTGAAGGGCAATCATGCCCAGGCTGGATGGACGTGGCTCGGGACGTCGGCTGGCCGGAGGCAGAGTTGCCGATGGTCGGGGCAGTCACCTACTTCGAGTCCAGGTGCCTCAACTCGGTTCGGGGCGATAAGGGAGTCTCATGGACTGCCTTCCAAATCCACACGAAATCGTGGTGCCGACCCAACCGATATTGGCCAGACGGTTATCTGCAAGCGATGCAAATAGTGAACACCTGCAAAGACCTCCTCGACCCCGAGACAGCGGCACGAGCCGCGCTCGCCATCTGGCAGTACGGCGGCTGGACACAGTGGACGACCGCAGAGAAAGCATCCACCACCCTCGCACCATGATGCCGTAAGGTCGAACTCAACCCATAAAGGAGGGCCACAATGAAACCAATGGAGAAAATCTGGATGCTCGCAGTCTGCACGGCTGCGTGGATTGGATTATGGATGACAGGACCAGAGAACCCCGAAGAGAAATACTCGTCGTGGGAACTCGCCGTCTTCGCAGGAGTGCTCGT